CTGTGCCGGCATTCTCTTATATTCCTCCATAGCTCAGTCGGTAGAGCGCATGACTGTTAATCATGATGTCACTGGTTCGAGTCCAGTTGGGGGAGCCAAAACATTTAGAAGACGAACCGATATTCGTTTTAACAGATGAAGGTCGGGTTGGCTTCGTACTAAGGTTAGAGGGGCGCAGTTAATCTGTTGCTCCTTTTGCTTTTGTCCCATATCCTCCAAGCTTTATACGAAACTCTCTCACCCGCATACCTAAACGGTTTGCGGGTGATTTTTTATGTGCTTATTCAGAATGTAAATAAATTGTAAAAAAGCACATAAATTTATGAAGAAAAACACATTCGGATGTACAATAAAAAGATAAGGACTTCTAATGCAGGCACAACTTTGAGGGAGGTTGAAGCAATGCTTATAACAAGAACGGAGCTGGACTGCTACCGTAACAAGGACATAGAAATAGAGATGTATATGGAAAAGCTGAAGAAGTGGCAGCTTATATTATATCGGGCGGAAAACTCTTATGGAACAGCGATGCGTGCTGTTCCTGAGGGCGCAGAGGTTTTATCTGCGATTCGTTCGATAATTAACGATACTGTGTGCTATCTGAATAAAATAAGCGAGCTGGATAAGGCAATTGAAGCGCTTTTATCGGATATTCACGACAGCAAAATACGTGCAGTTATGTATCGTTACTATGTTTTGGGTGAATCGTGGGAGGATGTTATTGCCATATTAGGCTTATCGAAAAGGACTGCGGCAAGGCTTCACGGATACGGTCTTGAAATTATAAGAAAAATGCAGGAATAAAAGTATCGGAATACGTATTTTGAGCAAAAGCGTATTTGGACGTATATACATATTTCATTAACAAAAAGGCAGACGAATAGACACGTCTGCCTTTAATTGTTTCTAAAGTGTTTCCAAAATGGCACTACTTGGCACAAGTTGGCACAGTTTGGCACAACTTGGCACATTAAAACTCTGATATTTTTGAGAATCGGGTGTATTATGGAATACGCACCGAGGCAAACGCTTCTGTGCTCCTCTGTGCTGATACATCCCCAATCAGCGAAAGCATTCGTATTGCTGTTTTTACGGATGGGGCTTGCAACGATTCCGCATAATGTACGCTGATGTACTGAAAGCGGAATCGGCTGTGTGCCTTATCGGAAAGGAACTATATGAAAAGTGAAATTCCAAGACCCTGCAGGCACGGGGGCTGTAATAATCTAACTACCGAGGGCTACTGTGAAAAGCATACAGCAGACAGATATAAGAGCCGTAAATCATCTGCACAGCGAGGCTATGGCTACAAATGGCGCAAGGCAAGAGAACAGCATTTGCGGTTATATCCTTTTTGTGAAGAATGCAAGAGGCAGGGAAGACCTGCGGAGCTTGCAACTGATGTTGACCACATTACACCGCATAAGGGTGATCCGATTTTATTCTGGGACCCAAGGAACTGGCAGAGCTTATGCCACTCCTGCCACTCACATAAGACTGCCGCTGAGGACGGCGGCTTCGGCCGCATACCCTCCGAGGCAAAGGTACCCCCCTGCCCGCAGGATTTCTGAGGTCCATAAACATTGACCGCGCCGTACTCTTATGCAAAAATTATTCCCACATCAGCTTTTCGGCGGTGCGGCGAAATTTTTATGCCAGGCTCTGAGGGCGAAAAGTCATTACTTTTATCGTTATTTTCGGGAGGTGAACAGGATTGCCTACACCAAATAAGCCCGCTTCTGTGCTTAAAGCAGAGGGCAGATCTCACAGGACAAAAAAGGAGCTTGCTCTCAGGCAGAAGGGCGAGGACGCTCTTGCTACAGGCGAAAAACTCAAAATGAGAAAAGAGGTAAAGGCAAATCCTCTGGCCAGAAAAGAGTTTTCCCGTGTGGCTGCGCTCCTTGAAAAAATACAAAAAAATGACGCTCTTGTGGAGGGCGCTATTAACAGATATTGCAGTCTGACAGCTGAGGTTCTTGAATTTGAGGAAAAACGTGAAGTTTTTTACAAGGGAATCAAGGAACTGCAGGACGCTTATGAGGAAGATATAGAAAAGCATTCTGCTCCCGAAGACCGTATTATTCCTGTTATGGAGTATTTCCGAACGCTTTCTCAGATGGAAAGCTCATTGATAAATCTTGATAAGCAGATTATGACAAAGCGAAAAATGCTTCTTGACATTGAAAAAGAAAATATAATGACCATAGCCGCTCAGCTTCGTTCAATCCCTAAGAAAGTTGAGGACGATGAAGATGCGGATTCTATGGCTCAGCTTTTTTCCTCGGGAAACATAATGAGTTCAAGAGGTGCATAATATATGCCCTTTAGTCAGGAAAAAGCTGATTTTGTTGTAAATTTCATTCAATGTCTGAAGCTTGGCGACGACTTTTACGGTCAGCCTTTTATGCTGCAGCCCTGGCAGAAAGAAGCTGTTTCCGAATTTTACGGTACGCTCAAAGAAAACGGATTCAGAAAGTATTGGTACCTGTACTTTGAGATCCCAAAGAAAAACGGAAAATCACAGCTTGCTGCCGCACTTGGGCTGTACCATACATTTGGTGACGGCTCATACGACGGTGAGGTTTATGTATGTGCGGCCGACAAGGATAATGCTTCTATCGTATTCAATGCGGCGCTTTCAATGCTCGATCAATGCCCATATCTTAAAAAAAGGGCAAAAATAAAGGCTTCGCAGAGAATTATTGAGGATAAAGTTACTCATACAAAGTTCAAGGTGCTGTCGGCAGAGGCATATTCCAAGCACGGATATAAACCGACCTGTGTTATTTTTGATGAGCTTCACGCTCAGCCTAACCGTGACCTTTGGGATATTATGACCTTCGGTTCGGGCTCTGCGAGAAAACAGCCTGTGTATATCGTGCTTACTACAGCAGGTGATGACCCTGACCGAAATTCTATCGGCTGGGAAATTCACGAAAAAGCCCGTAAGATATATGAATGCCGTCGTGGCAATAAGGATTATGCGGATAATCCCATATGGCTTCCGTTTATCTGGGGCCTTGGCGGCGACTACGAAAAAATTAAGGATATTGATATTTTCGATGAAAAGGTGTGGTATGAATGTAATCCGTCGCTTGGAATCACAATCGATATTGATGTTCTCAGGAGTGAAGCTCTTGATGCAAGAAGCAGCAAGGCTTCCGAAAGACTGTTCCGCTGGCTTCGCCTTAATCAATGGATCTCCGTAAAGTCAGTAGGCTGGCTTCCGTCTTCTGTATGGGACGAAACTACTTTGCGGCCCTGTGATATTCCCGATTTGACAGGGCTTGAATGCTGGGGCGGTCTTGACCTCTCTTCAACAACAGACATCTCCGCCCTCGCTCTGACCTTTCCTCCCCAGGAAAGACTTGATTTCTGGTTTCAGCTTTTCTTTATGTGGAAGCCTGAGGACCTTCTGAAGGAACACGAGGTCAAGGACGGTGTGCCTTATACACAATGGGCTGAGGACGGATATTTGCTGACTACACCCGGACGTACGATAAAGCACAGCTTTATTGTTACAAAGATAATTGAACTCAGCAAGCAATACCGATTGTCGTGGATAGGTGCTGACCCATGGCATGCTGCATATGTGGAGCAGGAGCTTACTGACGCAGGTATAAATGTTGCTGAAATACCGCAGGATTTGAAAAATATATCGCTTCCTATGAAAAACTGGGAGAGAATGCTTCTTGACAAGCAGATATTTCATTCAGGCAATCCCGTGACCCGAATGTGTTTTTGCAATGTAAAGCTGTATGTAGATTCAAATCTGAATCAGAAACCCGATAAAATAAAATCCAAAGGAAGAATAGATACTGTCGCTGCAGGAATCAACTCGATCGCTATGCACTCCCTCCGTCCTGCACAGGTAGATATATTCTATTCGCCGGAGCTGTAAAGGAGCGTTTTGATGTGAAAAATACTTTTTCGGTATGCGACAGGAAAATAGCATACAGACTTTTGAAAGAGGGCTTTGAGTGCGTAAAGGTCAAGCCTTCCAACAAGGAACCTGATGAATGCAGAATGGTTTTTTACTTTGTAGGTTCTGAGGTTTTTATTGAACGTTTTCATACGATCCTGAAAGAAGAACTTGCAAAGGATAAAAAGATTTTGAAGGAAAAATGCGAAAAAAGTGCATCTGATTGTGAAAACACCTCGGAAAACGGAGGAAAATCCTCCGAATATGCACATATTTGCGCAATGCTGGACAAAATATTTGACCACATTGCCGCATTGAATTTTGCTTACTCTGCCCGTAATAAGGAGTGAGAAAATGGGGTTCTTAGATATATTCAGAAAAAAGAAGGGGTCTATTTATGTTGATCAGCACAATTCATTTTATTCCTATGACAATACCGCCTTAGCAAGCAATGAAACGCTTTTTGCGGCGGTGTCAATGCTTTCAAACGCTATAGCGTCCGCACCTGTTGCACTTCATCATTGCTTTGATAAGGTCAAGCCTGCGGAACACAGCATAGCCCGTCTGTGCGCTTTCGGATTCAATCCCAATATGACCGTATTTGAGTTTATACGCTCTATGGAAGCTGAAAGAAACTGCTCGGGCGCCGCATATGCACTTAAGCATTATGATATTAACGGCAGGGTAAAGGCGCTGTATCTGCTTAAAAGTGCTGAGGTCACGCCTGTTGTTCAGAGAGGTACACATGAGCTGTACTATTTGATACAGAGTGATGGATATAACGACTATCTGCACAGCAGCCATATCATTGAGGTGGATTACATTTCTGCTGATGGATATACCAAGGGAATAAAGCCTATTGATGTTCTGAGAAACACATTTGAGTATGACAGGAAAATAAAAGAGTTTTCTGTCAATCAGATGCAGTATGGACTTAAGCCCAATCTTGTTATAAAGATAAACGGTACAAATCTTACCGAAGATGTGATGAAAAACTACGATTCAATGATTTCCCGATACAAGAAAAACGGCATACTGTACCTTGACTCAGGCAAGGAAATACACGATATGCAGGCAGGGAATGTCATTGATCCGAAGGTTTTTGAAGCCGAGCAGCTGACTGTAAAAAAGGTTGCATCCGTTTTCAATATCCCTGTGGCTAAGCTCTGGGGAGATGTGAAATCTGGTTCTTCGGAGGAGTCGGACCTTATGTATCTGAAGGATACGCTGCTCCCGATAATCCGTATGTATGAACAGGCTTTTTCAAAAGGTTTGCTTTCTGAGCAGGAGCGTATGGATGGCTACGAAATCAAGTTCAATATGAACGGATTCGCACGAGGCAATATGGCAGTAAGGGGCGAATTTTACCAAAAAATGATAAGAAACGCTGTTTACAGCCCGAATTTTGTGCTGGAGCTTGAGGATCTGCCGCCATATGAGGGCGGTGATACTCATTACATAAGCAAGGATCTTGTTGATGTTAAACTGCTCCCTGAGCTGACAGCAAGGGAGATCACAGGAGGTGATACAACCAATGCCCGCATTAAAGAATTACTTTGATATTCGCAACGTTTCTTCAAGCTCTGCCGATATTTACATCTATTCGCCCATATCCCGATGGGGTGAAGAATACGGCTATAAGAGCGCTAAAGATGTACAGGCTGAACTTAAAGCTATCGAGAATGTGTCACAGCTTAATGTGTATATAAACTCTCCCGGAGGCGCCGTTTTTGAAGGAACTGCTATAAAATCTATGCTTTCCCGTCTTAACTGCAAGAAAACCGTGTATATTGACGGGCTTTGCGCCTCAATTGCTACCGTCATTGCATTCGGGATAGGCGCAGAGGTACATATGTCCGCATCGTCCCTTGTGATGATCCACAATGCTCTTAACCAGGTTAACGGAAATTGTATGGATTTTGAAAAGGCGGCAGAGGATCTTAAAAAGGTCGATAATACTCTTGTTGCTGTTTACAAAAATCGCTGCGGCGACACGTTGAGTGAGGAAGAAATAAGAGCATTTATGGCAGATGAAACCTGGTTTTCTGCAGATGAGTGTATGTCCTACGGCTTTATTGATGTAATTGATGAGGTCGGTACACAGCAGGCGTGCCTGCCAAAGGACTTTTATGACAGGTATAAGAACGTACCCTCAGCTGTTCTTATGACCGAGGTCAATAATAACGATAAGTCAGAAATGACAGCCGAGGAAAAGGCTGTCCTCGACAATGCCGAAAAGGTTCTTGCCGAGTATGAAAAAAGGAAGGATGATGATTATGCCCGCTATTACCGCAGCTAACAGATGGACTCTTGAACAGACAAGAGCAGGAGTTGCCGCAAATCTCGAATCTGAAAAGAACAAGCTTTCAGCTATGTATTCTGATGCGAATACTACCGTTGAAGCGAGAGAGAAGCAGCAGACCGTAGTAAATGACCTTACCGAACGCCTTTCCGGTATCAACAAGCAGATCGATGAGCTTGACAAGGAAGCAAAGGCTCAGCTGGAATCCTCTCGCAAGGAGCCTGAGGGCGGCACGGAGAAGGAAAGATTCAACAGCGCTTATGCAGACCTTATCAAGGCTACAATGCGCAAGGGTTCAATTCCCGATTCGGCTAAAGCTGCACTTAAGCTTGACGACGGCACTACAGGCGGCGGTTCGTTCCTGCCCAAGACCGTATCTGCAGAGATTATTTCTGAGCCTATGGTAAAGAATCCTCTCAGAGAACACTCCACAATGACAGGTATTTCTAACCTTGAGCTTCCCCGTATCGCTTTTTCCACCGATGATGATGATTTTATAGCTGACGGCGACACGGCAAAGGAGATCAAGGCGACAGGCTCGACTGTTGCCTTCGGCAGAAACAAGTTCAAGGGCTTTGTTGATATTTCGGAAAGCGTGCTTCTCTCTGCAGTCGGCAATCTCGTAAGCTTTGTAAACAACGGTCTTGCTTCCGCTCTTGCAGCCAAGGAGAGAAAGGTTGCTTTTGCTGAGGCTCCCGCAAAGGAAGCAGAGAAGCATATGAGCTTCTACGATTCTACAGTAGGTATCAAGACTATGGAAGGCATCACAATGCTTTCGGCTATCAGAGCGGCTATTGCAGACCTTGACGATATGTTCCTTGAAAAGGCAGAGGTTTGCATGAGACGTGCTGATTACCTTGAGATCGTGGAATCTCTTGCGAACGGCAATGCTTCTCTCTACAGCGCTCCTCCCGAGCAGATACTCGGAGTGCCTGTATTCTTCTGCAGTTCTGCTGTAAAGCCTATTATCGGTGATTTCTCCTACTCTCACTTCAACTATGAGCCTGCGATTCAGTTTGAATCTGACAAGAATGTCAAGACAGGCATCAACAGCTTTGTTATCACCGCCTGGTTCGATCATCAGATCAAGCTCGCTTCTGCCTTCCGCATTGCGGAAGTAAAGAGTGTCTGATTCAGCCGAAGGTGAAGATGAGGCGTTAAATCTGTTATCGCCTTCACCGTCTGAGGACGAGCCTTCCACCGTCAGCGATACCTCCGCTGACGGTACGGAGGGTACAGATGTAACCGATTATTCGGAAATGACGGTAACAGAGCTTAAGGAGCTTGCCAAGGAAAGAGGACTGACAGGCTACAGCGCTATGACTAAAGCAGAACTTATAGAACTGCTTACAAACTCAGAGTAAATGCGGTGATGTGCTATGCAGTTTATTATTGATGACTCGATGATACAGCAGGTAAGCCATTATATCGGGCTTGGTGAGGTGTACGATTATTATGACAGTGCAGAGTACATACAGATAAAATGCTTTATCGAACAGGCCTATGCCAGATTGTATCAGGCGACTAAGGTCAACTGGACAGAAGTGTATAATCCTATGGTTACTGATGTAATAAACGGGCTTTGCTATCTGTCCTATTACGCTATGCGTGATGATTCCAAGAATACTGCCTTTCTGGAGCAGTATGTACAAAGCCGCATTTTCGATCTGCAGATGACAGAAGAATCGGTGAAAGCAAGGAGTGAAAGCGGTGGTCAGGAATAAAACCGTAGAATTTCTTTGCAAAAACATAGTACGAACTGAGTTAGGGCAGGAGCGTACCGAATGGATTTGCAAGCACACCGCTCTTGCGGCTGTATCTCTTGCATCCGGGCGGCTTTACTTTGAAGCGGCACGAACCAACGAACAGGACACCGTGCTTTTTCAGATAAGGTATTCTTCCTGGATGGATGAGATAAATAAGCTTGACTGGCGTATCCGGTATAAAGGCGAGATGTACCGTATAAAGCAGATCGCAAACATAAAGGAGCGTAATTTTGATGTCCAGTTCAGGGGGGTGTCTGCTTTAAATGATTAAGCTTACGGATTTTCCGAGTTTGCTTGACAAGACAGGCATACCCTATGCTTATCACGATTATAGAAGTCTTAAGGGCAGTATGCCTGATTATCCGTACTGTGTTTGGTACACTAAAGGCTCTGACAATTTCGGTGCAGACAACATAGTTTTCTGTGAAAACACAAATGTTATGATAGAGCTGTACACCGATGTCAAGGATCTTGCGGCAGAAAAAATTATCAAGGATATGCTGTCCTCTGCAGGGCTGTTCTATGAAACAGCCGAAACGGACCTTGAAGAAGATTCCGTACATATCGTATATTTTTCAATATCCCTTATGGGGTAATATAAGAAGGAGCTGATATTTATGTCCGATACCGCTACCAAGAAGGACAACAAAATTGAATACGGTCTGAGTAATGTTTATTATGCGCCTCTGACCTATGATTCCACTGCTCAGACATACACATATGCGAATCCCGTACCTATTCCCGGAGGTGTAAGCGTAGCCTTTGACCCTACAGGCGACGCTAACCCTTTCTACGCTGACAATAACGTATATTTCAACGTAAAGACCAATGCAGGTTATGAGGGCGACCTTGAGATCGCAACTATTCCCGAGTCGTTCAGGACGGATATCCTCGGAGAAAAGGTTATTGACGGCATGCTTGTAGAAAATTCCGACGCACAGGGCTCTGAGTTTGCACTGCTTTTCCAGTTTGAGGGTGATGTTTCAGGTAAAAGGCACGTCTTTTACCGCTGCAGCGCACAGCGTCCTTCTGTTGGATCCTCCACCAAGAAGGGGTCAACCACTCCCAATACAAGCTCGCTGACTATTACCTGTATGGCCAGGGAGAACGACCACAATATCAAGTCCTCGCTGCTTGAATCTGCTAACGCTACACGCTATAACAATTGGTTCAAAGCAGTACAGGAGCCTGTGACGGAAGAAAGCACAGGCGGTTAATACATTTAACAACAAGTGTGATAATCGGCACAATGGCTTGATGCCGCTGTGCCGATTTATTATATAAGGAGTGAGAGCATTGGAAGCGTCATACGGACTGAGCAAATTATATTATGCGGTTTTATCGGACGAGGGCTATTCGGCGCCCGTGCATATTCCGGGTGCAGTCAAGATAAATCTTAATCCCGTGGTAAGGTCGATAAAATTTACAGGGCTTGACGGTGAAGAAAAAGAGCCGTACACCTTTTTTGACGGATATGACGGCACAATAGAATTTGCAGGGCTTACAGAGGATTTTCTCAGAGATGTGCTGGGTTACACAGTATCCGGAGGAATTATTGTTGAAAGCGCCGATTCTTTTGCGGCTCCTGTGTGCGCAGTAATGTTTGAAACAGCAGGCAATTTTTTGCGCCATAAATATTACTGCTGTTCCTTTGCAAGACCGTCTTTTTCGGCAGAAACGACAGCTGAATCCGTAAAAATAGATACGGCAGTTCTTTCGGTGAAAATACGGAAGCATTCTGTTACAAAGGAGATAAAGCGTATCGCCGCTTCTGCAGATTCGGCTTATACAGACTGGTTTAAGGCGGTGTGACCTATGATAAAAACTATACGAATAAATGACAAGTCTTTCACACTTGCTTCCTCGGGGCGAGTGCTTATTGAGTATAAACAGCAGTTTGGTGTGGAGTATTACGACGACTTTCTGCGGATAAAAGCTATTGAGCTGAATGTTTCCGCAACAGAACTGCAGAAAGCGGCTATTACTCTCGAAGTGGGGTACAGGCTTGTATGGAGTATGGCAAAAGCGGCTTCGCCTTCAGAGATACCCGATCCTGATGTATGGATGGACAGTTTTACGGAGTTTCCGCTTGTAGAGCTTCTGCAGCAAGCTATGGAGCTGCTGGGGAAAGCGTTTGAACAGGCTGTTGCAGACGGGGGCGGCGGCTCGGGAAGGCTTACCTCTGAAAATCTTGCCGCCTGCTGTCTGGCCTGTGGTATGAGTATGGAAGATATAAGCAGCTTATCTATCGGATTTCTGCTTAACAGTATAACAGAGTACATAAAAATCAAAAACGGCGGCAAGTCGCCCTCGGGCACAAAGCGAAAGGCTACTCAGGCTGATTTTGATGCGTTTTAATGGGGTTTATTATGGGAATTAAAGGGCTTGAACATCTTGCGGATGATATTATGGAAGCTTGTACAAGCGGCATAGGAATGGACAGTATAACAGAAAGTGCGTTTGCCGCAGCTAAGGAGTGCGCTTCTGATTGTGTTGAAGCCATAAAAAGCGATTGTCCCAGCGACAGCGGAGAGTATAAAAAAGGCTGGGTTATGCGCAAAACAAAAAATGGTTATGTAGTTTATAACAAAACCCGTCCAAATCTTGAAATGCTTCTGGAACACGGTCACATAATAACGAGGGGCGAAAAGCGGGGTCAGCGAGTTAAAGCATATCCTCATATTTATAAAAATGCTGACAAGGCTCGTGAAAAATTTTATGATATGTGCGTTGATATAGTGGCAGGCGGCGTAAGAATGAAATATAAAAGGAGAAAGTGATTATGTCTGAAACAAAAGGCGTTAAAATCAGATTTGAAGCAGATGACAGCAAGCTTCAGTCCGCTTTGAAGGGGATTGAAAGCGAATCGAAAAAGCTTCAAAAAAGTCTGAAGGAGATAGACCGCCTGCTTGAGCTTGACCCGACAAATACGACCTTGCTGGCACAAAAGCAGGATCTCCTTGCAAAGTCTATCGCCAATACATCAAAGCAGCTTGAAGCTATGGAGCAGGCACAGGGTAAGATTTCTGACGGTTACAAAAACTGGCAGAAGAATAAAGAGGCTATTGAAGCCAATGAGGAAGCCATACGTCAGCTTCGTACAAGACAGGCTGAGCTTAATGAGCAGAGCAAAGAAGCGCAAAAAGCCTTTGAGGCCGGACTGATTTCAAAAGATGAACTTAATGAAGCTCATAAAGCAGTAGGCGAAGTAGTCAATCAGATACGGAATTTAAAAGAAGAACAGAAAAAGCTTAAGGGTGAAGAAGGTCTTGTAAGAGAGGACGCTTATCAGCGATATATTACTGACACGGAGAGGTTAAGAATCAATCTTCAGAATCTCAATTCTCAGCAGGAACAGCTTAATAATGCTATGAGAAATGCAGATGCAGCCACCGAAGGCGCCGCTGATGCCATTGACGAGGAACGTCTTGCCGCAGAAAGAGCCGCACGTGAAGAGGAAGAAAGAAAACGTGCTGTTGAACAGGCGAGAGAAGCGGATAAAAAAGCCAAGCAGGCCGCAAAGGACTACGCACAGGCTTTAGACAAGCTCAAAGATTCTGCAGGCAAGGTCAAGGACGATATAAAAGGAATGGCAACCGCTGTAGCCGCAGGTGTGACCGCTATAGGCTCAGCCGTTGCTTCGGGAACAGCGGCGGCAACAAAGGTAGGTATGGATTTTACGAAATCTATGTCGAATGTTAAGGCGCTGTCCGGAGCTGCTCTTGAAGAATTTGAAGCGCTTGAAACCGCTGCGGAATATGCAGGTGCAAACACTTCAAAAACTGCTGCTCAGTCCGCTGATGCACTCGGATATATGGCTCTTGCAGGCTGGGACACTACACAGATGCTTGAAGGGCTTATGCCTATACTCAGAGCCTCTGAGGCAGGTGCTATGGACCTTGCTGCCTGTTCCGACCTTGTAACGGATTCTATGTCAGCTATGGGTATTGCGGTAGGCGATCTTAATCATTATCTTGATGTATGTACCAAGGCGCAGTCTTCGTCCAACACTTCCCTCCAACAGCTTTTAGAAGCGTACATAGGCTGCGGCGGTACTCTCAGACAGCTTAATGTGTCTGTAGAGGAATCTGCGGCAGTTCTCGGTGTGCTTGCAAACAGAGGTATTAAAAGCTCTGAGGCAGGTACGGCGCTTAATTCTATCCTTATAAACCTTGTAGGTGCAAACAGGAACGCCGCAAGTGCTATGAAAGAGCTGGGTGTGTCTGCATGGGACGAAAACGGTAATTTTATCGGCTTGTCCAAAACCCTTAAAATACTCAGCGGAGCTCTTGCAAATTGTACAGCAGAGGAAAAGGCGCTGTTTCAGGCTCGTATCGGCGGTAAAACACAGATGGACACCCTGCAGGCGCTTTTATCAGGCGTTACAGAGGAGTATGATACTCTCAGCGAAAAGCTTAACAATGCAAGCGGAGCGCTGGAGAATACTGCTAAAACTATGCAGGATAATCTTTCGGGTGATATGACCACCCTTACAAGTGCGCTTGAAGGTGTAGGAATAACTATATTTGATTCTCTGGAAGAACCATTTCGTTCTGCGGCCAAGGAAGCTGTAGAAGCATTACGCAGACTGAATGATGAGCTTTCAGAGGAAGAAATGAGAGAAAGCCTTGTAAAAATTGCTTCGGCGCTTAAAACTCTGCTTACGCAGGCGGCTGACTTTGCTGCTGATGAAGCAATGCCGCAGCTTATTGAATGGCTTGACTGGATAGCCGAACACGGTGCAGAGGTCAGGTCCGTTATACTTGCCATCGGCGGCGCATGGGCAGTATGGAAAATAGGAAGTTTTGCTTCGCATATTTATGATATGATAAAGGCTCTTGCGGCGTATCGTACTGCAGCTGCTGCGGCTACTGCAAGCCAGGTCAGTATGAACGCAGCTATGTCGGTTAATCCTTATGTGCTGTTGGCTACAGCTATTGCAGCCGTGGCGGTGGGTGTTGTGTCGTTTGTAAAAGCCAAGAACGATGAGCTGAAAGCGGCAAGAGCGGCTGAGGCGGCTCTTTCGGAAGAAACCGAGGCGCTTAAGGAACAGGCAGAGGCGTATAAGGAAAATACTAAGGAAGCAGAGAAGAATTTAAAAACCATAGATCATAACGCTGATACTATGCGCTCTCTGTGGAATCAGGTAAAACTGCTTGTTGATGAAGAAGGGCGGGCTAAGGGCTCGTCCGAAGGACTTCAAAGCGCTATATCCAGACTGAACGCAGTATCGGGTCAGAATATCGAGGTCGTAAATGGCCAGATAGTAGGATATAAAGAGCTTAAAGCTTCTATGGACGATATGATAGAAAGCCAGCGCAAACAGGCTAAGCTTGACTATCTGAAAGATGATTACACAGATGCAATTTATAATATTGATCTTATAAAAGAACAGCAGGCCGATGTTATCAAAGAAAAAGAGAAATTCGCACGAGAGCTTGAAGAAGCAAACGAAAAAGGCGAAAGGGCTGTTGAGGCATATAATGCTTATCTGAATGACCCTGATAATTTTTCTTTTAAAAGCTGGGGCTTTGAAAATCTGGAAGAAATAGACGCAGCAAGGTATCTTGATACTTTTGCGCTTGAAAAGAAAGTTGCTGAGCTTAGTATTCAGGAGCAGTCGCTTGAAGAAATCCTTGCTACTTACGAAAAAACTATAAGCGAGTACGAGAATATAGCTTCGGGTGTCGATACAGACGCAATAACCGATAAAAATTCCGCTATTGCTTATGGGTATAAGCAGGATGCCAAAAAGCTTGCTGATATAAACAGAGAAAATGCCGAGCTTGCCGCTCAAGGGGTCAAGCAGTCCTGGGAAGAACTGGCGGCAGATCTTGAAAATCTTGATAATGAGCTTGCTATAAAGGCTGTGTCGGAGGAGGATTACTGGGCGCAGAGGCGTAAGCTTCTGGAAGAAAGCCAATACAAGGAAAGTGCAGATTGGCACAAATACTATGATGAAGTGCAGGATTATTACGAAACACTTTCCGAGGAAGAGAAGCAGGCGGCGGAAAAGGCGCTGAAAGAGCAGCAGGAAGCCGCAGAAAAGGCACTTGATGACAGGATAGATGCATTAAAGCTTAAAGCAGAAACTACTGAGAGCTACACAGAAAAAATGCTGTATGACGAAATGGAAGTGCTTATAAAGGGGCTTGACCGTGAGAGCGACGCTTATAAGAAGTATAACGAGGAGATAATCAAAGGCAGGAAATCCTTGTCGGACGAAACCTCCAAGCTTATCAAAGAGGGCTTGAAAGCTGATGTTTCAGACATTGAAGCCGAAATAAAAGAAGTATCTTCCGCATATCAGAACAGCGTAAAGCAGCTTCTGAACGATAAGGAGGCATATTTCAACAAGCTTTTCGACACAAGCGACTTTACATCCAGAGCGACACAGACCGTAAACGGAAAGGAAGCTGATATATTCAGCATATCAGATCCGACAGAATCCTATAAAAAGCTTGTTGCCTATGAGAAGTCATTGGAAAAGCTTCAGGCGAAGGGTGTGTCCGAGAATGTAATGTCCTGGATAGACAGTCTTGATATGCAGACAGCAAAGGACACTATGGACGTGCTTAACAGTATGTCTGACAGCAAGCTTAAGGCTTATAATGAAGGCTTTGACAAATATAAGCAAAAGGCAGAGGAGCTGGCAGGGTCAAAGTATGACGCTCAGATACAGGAGCTGAATGACGGCTTTATCGCTAATGTCAATGCTTTACTCGAAAAGCTTCCCGGAGCTGCAGAGAATACGGGAGTTCAGACTGCACAGGGATTTATATCAGGGCTTCTCGGAAGCAAGGGAGATATATCATCTGCAGTAAATGAATTTACATCAGAAGTTATAGATCAGATTACTTCCGACCTTGATATACATTCGCCGTCAAAGAAGACTGAGGCATTGGACGCATATTCGGCAGAAGGCTTTGTAAACGGATTCAAATCAAAAGATGTATCGGAGGCGGTTGACGGCTTTGCCGAAAGCTTCCTTGCAAAGCTTTCAGAAAAGGACCCTGCTATACGTGCCGCACTTGAAGACACTTTTACAGGCAATATGAGCGGGGCGATAACCGATATGAATTCACTTGCCGATAAGGCAATGGCTGATATAGCGGCTGTTGTTTCCGCTAAAGTATCTGAGCTTCCTGACATTTCAAAGATCGGAGTTCCCGATGCGGATAGTATATCCGGGACAAACAATTCAGCAGAGAAAAACTCGCTTGACCTTCTTATCAAAAAGCTTGACGGATTGCAGAGCAGTATAGATAAGCTTGCTGTCAGCGACAAGACTATACCCATATCTCTTGAACTGCTGATAGACGGGCGGCTGCAGGCAGATATGGACAAGCTTACCGCTGTTATCCGAAAGAAATTTGATAATATTGCAATTCAGTCAGGCAAAAAAGTATTCAGTTATTAAAACGGGGTATGTATTATGATTAAAATAGGCACTCTTGACA